AGCTTCGGTCAGCTGGGTCTTTCCGACGTTCGTCGGCGTCTTCTTGCGAGCTTCTTCGCGGGCGAAGTGCTCCGTCATTCCAAATACTGCGAAGGTGCTCATGGTTTTCTCCAAGCAAAGCGCCGCCATGCCGCAAGTGCAGCAGTAGCGGAATATGTGGATTCAGGATTCGGCTCGGTCTAGCCGAGAGGCCGCGGCAGCGCCGGCCATGTAGATTTCGTGCGCCACGTTTTCGGAAATGCGTATTTCGTGGCGCGGAATGGCGAGCATGGGCGCCGAGCCCTCAGGTCCAGCAGCGTGAGCCGCAGCAATCAGCGACTCGACCACCAGCCCGATGAGCTGCGGATCTCCACCCGCCAGCGATTCGAGCTTGGCGATCAGGCCGGGCCTAGCTCGCTGTCTGAGCAGCTCCACGCCAGCAGCAGGCAATAGTAACTGAACGCTGTCGACGTTCAGGGCGAGCAGCTGAATCGCCTCGGCCTGCTCCGTGATGCCGTGCCAGGACATCAGCTCGTGCAGCATGGGTATGACTCCTAGCCGAACCCGAAGGCGCAGCTCGATCTCGCCGACTGCCTTGCGTTTGGCTGCAGTCTTGGCTGACCGCTCGGCATTGGTCTTGGCGGTCATGGCAAGCACCTCTCCAGCAGAGTCGCTCCGCGCCGCTTTCCGTCCCGCATGACGATGATCTGGCCGCCTGCGGCCTGCACGATGATGTGAGGGATACCGCTGGCTGTTGCGAGCTTCTGGGCGATCTTGATCAGCTGGATGATCGAGCTCATATTCCGGCCTCAAGCATCCTCCGGGCGAACCTCGCCAGATCCTCCTGGCCGCTGTACTTCTTGGGCTGGCGCGGCTGACGCCTGGCCGGAGGCTCAGCAGCCTGATCTAGTCGAAAAGGGATAGCTGCGTCTCGGCCGCGCGCGCCGCACTCTTGGATCTGGCCTCCTTGGGAGAGGAACTCGGCGGTCATTCGGTCGAGTTGCGCACGCAGCGAATCGCCGCGGGCAATGCCTGCGTTATCGATAAGCATGGGTACTCCAGTGGGCACGCGCCCAGCTAGCAAGAGGAAGACTTCCGGGCGGCGATGGCCCGGCGAACGGCGGCAGCATGGCGGCGAGCAACCGGAAAAGGGTCTTCAATGCCCTCCAATGTCAGGAGGCAGGACGTGTCGCGCTCTCGGCGCATTGAAACGATGCGGTCAATCCGAACCAATGTGCTGCGGTGAATGCGAAGGAAGCATCCAGAAAACTCCTCTTCCAATGCCTTGAGCGGCTCGCTCAGCAGCAGATCGCCGCCTGGATGGTGAGCGGCGACGTACTTGCTGTCGGCCTGGAAGTGGGTGACCCAGTCCACCGGGACCCATACCGGATGACCGAGGTAGCGGGACGGCAATCCGCGGCGCTGCTCGGCCATGATCAGGCCGCCTCGGCGTCGAGGTTGCTGGCCAGCCGGCAGGCGGCGAGGTGCGTCTGCCGCCAGCCCTTCACACGGCCGGTGCGGTTGTCGACTACCCGGTAGAAGTTGTGGCTGACCGGTTCCACCTTGTGGCGTGAGGCAGCGATAGCGCGGGCGACCGCCTGCAGGCGCTGGCGATCGGTGTCGAGCTGCGAGGCCCAGCTGGCCCTCAAGGTTTCGAGGATGTCGCGGTTCTGGTACTGCTGGTGCATGGTTGATGAACCTCGCTGTGATTTGCACACATCAGGCAGCCGTCTCCGCTCATTGCGGGACCAACGCATGAGTTGGGATGGAAACGGCTGTCTGGATGGGTGCGGAAGGAAGTGGTGATGCAGATGGCCGGTGCTGACCCGGCATGGCAAACGACCACATGCTTCTCAGATGGTGATCAGTGCCTTTTAACCATCGTCCACGTATTGCGCATCAGCCTGCGCATTACATCTGCATCGGTAGAGTGATCTGGTAGGAGTCCCCGGGTTAGCCTGTCCGACATTCCGCTCGCCAGCGGAATGAACGTCTACATCCCCGCGCATGCGTTACCTACTTGGCAGATCACTCTCCGATGCATCCTCTTCAAGGAAATGGACCGTAACGTGGGCCAGCCGTTCGCTCTCTCGGCAGCGGCGCGACTACCGCCAAGCAGCAGGCCACGGACGTTCATCCGCCACCTTGCCTTCCTGTTTATTTACGCTGCCAACGCGCTTTGGTCCGGTGCCGCAAACACTGACCTGCGGGTGATGGTAGGCCCGCGCTAACGCCGGCAGCTGGCGGAACAGGCACCGCGGGGCGGCCTTGGTGCTAGACCTGCTTGAATTCTCGAAACGCAGCAGGAACCGAAAAAGTCTGGCCAACCTCATCGAAGCAGATGCTGTCCCATAATTCAGAGGCAGTTTGCAGTCGATAGCCAGGCGCCAGTTCTGGAAGCTCAACCGTGGCGAATTTCTTAATACGTTCGGCCACCTCCTTTTCGGTCGGCATCGATCCGTTACCCATGCCTATGGTCGCCTTACCTCTTTTCTCTTTCTCGTCGTCGATGATGTGAACCTTGATTTCTACGGAGTAGGGGCCGTAGACGGGGTTGAAACTCATGTTCGTCTCTCCAGTCAGACTTCCCCTGATGCGCCCCGCGTGAGGCGCACCGGGAAATCGGCTGCGCCGGTTGGCTCAGGCGCCGACCTTTGGCCTGCCGATCAGCAGAACGGCCAGTAGCAGGCCGACGATCACCAGATCGGCACACATGGAGAGCAGTCGGCTCGTCGAGTCGACCAGCACGACCGCTCCGGCCAGCCCGAAGGCCAGCCAAAGGCGTAGGTGCTGGAGCATCACAGGTAGTCCTTGAGGCGCAGGTTCATCTTGGCTGCAGCGCGCTCGAGCACGGTGGTTTCGGCCGGTTCTTCAATCTCGCCGTCAGCCTCAGCGACGGTGATCATGAAGTTCAGGACGATTTCCGCGTTGGCCGGATCGTGAGCCAGGTCGGCCAGCTCGCGCTCGGCGTTCATACGGATGATCCGGGCGCCGCCTTCGTTGAAGTCGGCCTTGGCGCGGTCGATGACCTGACCGAGCTCGGCGCCGAATCCAGCCAGTTGCGGGGCGTTGCGCAGCAGGCGGTCAATCTTGTCGACTTCGCTGGCTTCGATCTCGCCGTCGGCGCTGGCGATGTAGAAGCAGCCGTAGACGCAGGCCTGCATCAGGTCGCGGTTCTCGATCTTGGCCATGGCCTGGCGGGCTTCGCGGGATTTCTTGCCGAACAGTTTTCCGAACATGGGTACTTCCTTTGGGGTGGTTGCTTTCCCAATGCCGCCTCATCGAAGCGGCATCAGTGAAAACTTCCATCTCCGCCATGCGCATCGCCGGAGTCTTCTCTCTGGCCGGGTCAGCAACTGGCATCTTCCCGGCTGGCTTGCATGGCTTCGCGTGCTGGCATGTGGCAGCACGGCAGGTTCCAGAGCCTGCATGGGGAGCGAAATTTCTTGCCCGCGCTGTACGGCTGCTGCCGGATCGCTCCGCGGGGTTCCTTGATTGTTAAAGAGCAGTCCCTTTTGAGGGCTTGGCGAAGTGCTTCTCGCCTCGTTGCAACCAAGCTACAACGCAAAATTGTAGATTGCAAGCATGAGTTGTAATTCTGAATAGTAAAAAGCCCGCACATGGCGGGCTCTTCTTTCGGTAAGGCGCGATCAACTATCGGCCGGATCAGCCCTCCAGGCCAGATGCATGCTCCCATCGCTGCGCGGCGTCAGAGTCACGCCGTCGGAATCACGGATCTCCTCCATCAGCCTGTCCCAGTCACTCTGAATCTCATCGGGCTGCCGACTGATCACAGCCTGTCGCTCAACCAGGGCGCGGGGCGTGCTGATGACGCCCTGGATGCGGCGGGCCAGGCGTTCATAGCCGGAGATTTGGGTTTGATGGGTGACAGCGCGAGCGCGTGGCTTTGCCATATGACTTCCTTACTTCTGCTTAGCTGTATAAAAATACAGTACACATGGCTCGCGGCTGCATCAAGCGAAACGAGCGGATGCGACTTTGGTATGTAAATTTTTCAAGCAGACGGCGCAGGCGCGGCAGAAAACTGCAGGTGGTGCAGGTGGTGCAGGTGGTGCGGAGCAATGTTTGTGTGTATTGTGTGTATAGTGTCGGCAGGCAGCGCGAGGAGACGGTAATGCGAAGTCGGGAGGTGATCGAGCTGCTGGAAGCGGATGGTTGGTACGAGGTGGCCGTGAAAGGCAGTCACCACCAGTTCAGGCATCCGACCAAGCCGGGCAGGGTGACGGTTCCGCACCCGAAGTCGGACCTGCCGAAAGGCACCTACCAGAGCATCCTGAAGCAAGCTGGCCTCAAGTGAGGCCGGCTATACCACCCAAGAGGGGCACACCATGAAATATCCCGTCGTCATCCACAAAGAGCCAGGCAGCGACTACGGCGTGACCGTGCCGGATGTGCCCGGCTGCTTCTCCGCCGGCGAGACGATGGCTGAGGCGCTGGAGAATGTGCGCGAGGCGCTGGAGCTGCATTTCGAGGGGTTGGTGGCGGACGCAGAACCGCTCCCGCAGCCGCAGGAGGTCGACGTGCATGCGGCGAACCAGGACTATGCCGGCGGCGTGTGGGCGCTGGTCGACTTCGATGTGACGCCCTATCTGGGCAAGGCTGTGCGCTTCAACGCTACCTTGCCGGAGCATCTGTTGGCGCGGATCGACGCCTACGTGAAGAGCCATCCGGAGCAGAAGAGCCGATCAGGATTCCTAGCCGAGGCGGCCTTGCGGGTGTTGCAGCATGGCTGATGGTTTTCAGATGAGCGCTGAGGCGATGGAGCTACTGCAGGCGGGCGGCTTGAAGATCGAGGCTGAGGGCGTAGCGATCAACGCTCGCTGGTTCATGGCTGATGGGAAGCAAGTTGCGAAGGTCACCCTGATTGGGAGCAAGGGAGGTCCTATGGGATATGGCGTGCAGTGTGAACCATATCCAATTTTCGAGGTTGATGCAGAGTATTCGGTATTCGAGAGCTTGAAGCTCAACGAGCCTGCACGCATCAAGTTCCTGGCCGACCTAAAGCCAATCAACAGTGGCGGATATGTTCTGCACCTATTGAAGGTGCTGGAGCAGTCTTAAACGAAGCCATACCAAATCACACTGTCTACGAGCAAGCTATCTTGGCATTCCGTATTTTGCCGAGATATGCAGGATTACGGCACCTCCGATGATGAAGCTCAATGTCTGGTCACCGATGATTGGCAGGTATTCTGGCCGGAAAGCGCAGATCAGGAATGCAATTCCCGTTGGGGCGCTTGAGAGCGATAAGCCGTTGACGATGGCCTCTTCCAGGGCGGCACTGGTATTACGCAGCCTAGCGTGCAGATAGGTTCCGATAAAGGAAACGAGAAACAATGCAGCAGCGAACCCAGGCAGGTTCTTCAGGAACAGCTCAGTCATCACGGCCCTTGCGTCGCAATCGGTAGATCAGCCAGTTTCCAGCCAGCATGCCAATGAAGCCTGCTATCAGCAGGGCCGGAGCGTCGTTGAGTGGAGGGGCGATGGCCTGACCTATCAGCGAGCTGACTGCGCCGCACAGCGAGGCCGATCCAGCCAGCACGGCAATATCTCGTGTGCTCAAGTCAAGGAGTCCGTGGAAGTAGGGATGAAGCATGCGCGCACCAGTTTTTTATCAGTTTGCGCACAAGGTTATCGAAAAACATCCTGCTGCATCCTATCTGTATAACCTCCATGCCTATCCACTCCAGCAGGAAGCGGGCTCACATCTTGACCTTGCTCGGCGGGCAGACGGCGCCGACGTAGTGGATATGTTCGATCTGCTCGACCGGGATCGTGCGTCTGTCGTAGGCGTCATTCACCGAGGCAAGGCTGACCTCGACATCGTTCGCGTAGAGCAGCTCCTTGACCATGCTTTCGCCGTCATGCAGACGGACCATCACATACTCACCGGGTATCAGCTGGCCGTTCGGCTCGACCACGGCGACCCAGCCGTTCTTGATGGCTGGTGCCATGGAGTTTCCCTTGAGGCGCAGGGCGTATGCGCCGGGGTCGCGGGAGGGAAATTCAACGTAGCCGTCTCCATTTTCGATGGCATACCAGTAGCCCTGGGTGCCCATCTGGGCTGTGCCGACGATCTTGATGTGGCGCCAGGGGCTGACGATGGGCGGGCCGGGCTCGAATGTTGTCCTCTCCCTACCATCTTGCGGATCGTCAGCCGGCTCTCCCATTAGAAAGCCAACGCTCTTCCCAAGCAGGCGACTGAGCTGCTGCATTTTTTGAGGGCGAGGAATATTCCGGCCAGCTTCCCAAGCCTGGACTGATTGAGGGGTTACGCCGAGCTGCCGAGCAAGCTCGGACTGATTCCAGCCTTTCTCCTCTCGAGCAATAGCGATGCGATTACCGGTCGTAGTCATATCGCGAAAGATACAACTGGCCGTTGTAGCTCGCATTGCAATTCTCCATTGTAAAAGCGCCGTCAAGTCTGTAACTTTGGGTTGTAATTTTGAGCCAGAGGACTTTATGAAAGAGAACGCAGCAAAGCGTGCAGCTGAAGCTGCTGGAGGGCAGTCAGCTCTGGCTCGCGCCTTGGGCTGTACACCTCAAGCCGTCCAGCGTATGTGCGCTACTGGTCAAGTACCAGCTCGTAGAGTTCTGCAGATCGAGATAGTTACTGGTGTTTCTCGCCATGAACTGCGGCCTGATCTCTATCCGAATGAGCGCGAGTGATCTGCTGCGTGGCGACATCCCTGCCATTGGCTCCATGAGTCCAGTATCGCGAGGCGATACATCGTGGCGCTACAGAAAGAGCAAAGAGGTTTTTACAGATGGACGAATTCCTGCGGGCTTGCCACGACACGGTGAAGGACAACGAGGCCAAGGCTCTGGCCGCCAAGATGGGGCTTCCTCACGTCAGCCTGCTGCAGCGGGCCAATCCTGACAACGATGCTCACAGGCTGACCATCAATCACTTGTTCGGGATCCTGCTGCACACCGGCGATATGCGTCCGCTCAAGGCCCTCGCCGATGCGTTCGGTTTCGACCTGGTGCCGAAGGGGAGCATCAAGGCCGAAAGCCTCAGCCATGCACTTCTGAAAATGAATCTGGAAATCGCCGATGTGACTCGCGCCGTGGGCGATGCACTGGAAGACAACCACGTCTCCCGCCAGGAGAAGGAGCTGATCAATCGCACGATCGAGGATGCACGTCGGAGCCTTGACGTGATCGAGGCGAGTGTTAAGGCCGCCTGAATAGAAGGCACAAAAAAACCGGGTGGCAGCCCGGTTTCTTCATTGGCGCCTAGGCGCCACATACGATTCGAAAGGAATGATAGATGCTTTCCACTGAAATAACCAGTCACCCCGCGCCACGAAACGCGATTGCCGAAAACGTGGCGCGCAGCGTGACCATGAGCAGTATCGAACTGCTGGAGCTGGTCAACCAGGCACGCGCCGATTTTGGCGAGTCCGAGGTTCGCCACAGCGATTTCGCCGCTCGGTGCCGTGATGAACTGGACGGCGAATACTACGAAATTTTCGTAGTAAGGAATTCCCGCGGCCCGGCCACTGAAGCCATCGGCATGACCGCCGACCAGTGCAAGCTGGTAGCAATGCGTGAGTCGAAGGCGGTACGCCGCAATGTGCTGGCCCGCCTGAATGAGCTGGAGACCCAGCAGACGCTGGCGCTACCCAACTTCAATAGCCCCGCCGAGGCAGCCCGCGCTTGGGCCGATCAGTTCGAGCAGCGCGCTGCTGCCGAGCAGGCGCTGGCCATCGCTGCGCCCAAGGCCGCTTTCGTCGACCAGTACGTCGAGGCTACCGGCTCGATGAGCTTCCGCCAGGTGGCCAAGCTGCTGAAGGCGAACGAGCGCCAGTTCCGCCAGATGCTGCTGGACAGGGGCGTCATGTACTACCTAGGCGGTGTGTTGACCCCATACCAGCCACATACCGATGCCGGACGCTTCGAGGTGAAGACCGGAACCAGCGAGCGCAATGGGCATGCCTTCAACCAGGCGCGCTTCACCCCGAAGGGGGTGCAGTGGGTGGCCGGGCTGTGGGCGCAGGCACAACTGAAGGATGCTGTCGCATGAACTTCTACCCGTTCCATGTGGGCGACTACACCTTGCGTACTGCTCACCTCGACCCGATGGAAGACCTCGCCTACCGCCGATTGCTCGACCTGTACTACGTCAACGAGACAGCCATTGCCGGTGATGCTGCATCGATCGCTCGCTTGATTCGCATGCGCTCCAACGCCGCAGAGGTTGCCGTGGTGCTGGGCGAGTTCTTCGAGGAAACGCCGGAAGGCTGGCGTCACAGCCACTGCGACGATGTGATTGCGCAGTACCAGGCAAAGGCCCGTCAGGCTGCTGAGAACGGAAAACGCGGAGGCCGCCCGAGAAAACCTGAAACGCCAGAACCGCAACCGAGCGTAGAGCAATCAGCTTCGGATATGGATTGCTCAGAAAACCCAGAAATAACCCAGCCGGTTAATTCCGTTAACCCAGAAGAAACCGGATCGACAACTAACCAAGAACCAATAACCAATAACCAAAACCAAGAAGATCAAAAGACTTGTTCGCCTTCGGCTCACGCCGCCGCGGACGAGCTGTTTGATCGGTTCTGGAATCTCTACCCCCGCAAGCAGGACAAGGCCAAGGCGCGCAAAGCCTGGACCAAGCTCAAGGTCAGCGAGGCGCTGTTCGCCCTGATCGCCAAGGGGCTCGCCGCGCAGGCTGCGTCCCACGACTGGATCAAGGACGGCGGCAAGTACGTGCCGATGCCGACCACATGGATCAACGGGAGGCGCTGGGAGGACGAGGTGAAAACCAACGTCCACCACCTGCCCCTGAGCCGCCACAGCGGCTTCGAGCAGCGCAATTACACCGCAGGACTGCCCCAGCGCGAGGATGGAACCTATGTCTTCTGACCTGAATTCCCATCTGTCCGAGATCGAGATCCGCTTCGGCGCCATCGGTAAGGAGCCCGCCCGCTGCGAGCGGCACGGCGATTACATGGCAGTGATCCGCAAGGATGGCGAGCGTACGGGATGCCCGGCCTGCCGAGAGCAGGAGCGCGCCGAGGAAGAGCGCCAGAAGCAGCGCGCCCGGTTCGTTGAACGCCACATGCAGGCCGCCCGGATTCCGCGCAGATTCATCGACAAGAGCTTTGCCGGCTACCAGGTCGAGAGCGAGGGCCAGCGCAAGGCATTCGACGCCTGTGCCGGCTATGCCGACGACTTCGGTGACCACCTGAAGGCCGGGCGCTGCATGCTCATGCTGGGCAAGGTCGGCACTGGGAAAACCCATCTGGCCGTAGCCATCGTCCAATGGCTGATCCGTGAGAGCGGCTTTGCGGCCGTCTACCGCACGGTCGGCGGAGTCATGGACGAGATCCGCGCAACCTACGACGGGCAGGGCAGCGAAGTCGAGATCATGAAGACCCTGGTCGGTGCCGATCTGTTGGTGCTGGACGAGGTGGGGGCGACCAAGGCCACCGAATTCGAGCTGGCCACCCTGTTCCGCATCATCAACGGCCGATATGAGCAAAACCTACCGACTCTGATCGTTTCCAACCTGGGCCCGCAAGAGCTGCCGGCCGCTCTCGGCGAGCGCTGCGTAGATCGCTTACGCGAGAACGGTGGGATCCTTGTTCCGTTTGACTGGGCCTCCGCCCGACTGGAGAAACGCCAGGAGATGACCCATGAGTAACCAATTCAAGCCGGGCTACTGGAGCGAGCTGAAGCGGCTGGCTGAGGCGGAGCTACCGAAGTGCTGCGGTGAAATGGTCCCGACCGGTGTTGAGTATGGCGGCCAGCGCGAAATGATGTGCTGCGAGGCGTGGCAGCAGGGCGAGGTCACTGTCGCTGCGTTTGATCTTCTGCAGCTGATCGCCGAAAACGAGCGCCTACAGGGGCTAGCTTGCGCGGTGAACAGCGCCATGCATGAGGCTGGCATGCCAGTTGGCGCCGATCCTGCTGAGCTGGCTGACATGATCCATAGGCTGCAGGTCCAAGTGGCCACCCTGCAATCAAGCCCTGACAGCTGGCAGTCCGGCTACGACAAGGGGCGTCTCGACGGAACCAAGACTCGCCTGAGCGAGCTGGAGCAGGAGCGAAGGATCAATGCCGAGCTCAGCGCCGAGGTCGAGGCGCTGCGGAAGGATGCGGAGCGGTATCGGTGGCTGCGCAACCCGGATCAGGCCGTAGGCAACGTGATGGACAAGATGGGCAGTTCTGGCGTTTACGAGTACCGGGCCGGCGATGAGCTGGACGCGGCCATCGACTCCGCCATGGGCAAGGACAATCCGGCATGAGCAGTACGGTGACGGTGATGCTGTCGGATGCGGAGATCAAGCGGCAGGCGGCGCGGGGCGATGTCGGCCGGCTGCGGGCGGCCCAGCATCCGGCACTGCGGCTGCGCTTCCTGGGCGATCGCGCCCGGGGCAGCTGGGACGTGCGGGCCGGCAGCGAGTGGAGGAAGTTCGGCGCCTGGCCGGAGCTGAACACCAAGGCGGCGTTGGCGGTTCTACCCGAGGTGCTGGCGCGCTTTGCGGCCGATCCGGAGGCGGTGGTGGGCAAGGGCGGCTGGACGACGGTGGGCGAGCTGCTCGGCTGGTACCTGGATCGGGTGCTGCGGGACCGCAAGCTGTCGGCGAAACGCCGGACCTCGGTGAAGTCGGCCATCGACTGTCATCTGCTGCCGCGCCTGGCCGGGATGCCGCTGGCAGCGGTGAATCGCGGGGCAGTGGATCAGGCGCTGATGTGGCCGCTGCAGGAGACGCTATCGCCGAGCTATGTGCGGCTGATCCTGCGGGTGCTGATGATGGCGTTCAAGCAGGCGCTCCGGCTCGAGCTGATCGCTGAGGATCCGCTGGCCTCGGTGAAGTTCACGGACTTCGTCCAGGCGCGGATCAAGCCGAAGGCGGCCCGGCTGCATGTGATGGATGCCGGACAGGTGCTGGCCACCCTGGCAGGGCGCTTCGAGCAAGCGCCGATGGAAGGGATGCTGGCGGCGATGATGCTGGCCCATGGCACGCGAGTCGGCGAGACCCGGTTGGCCAGCTGGCGGCATATCAGCCTGAGCGAGCGCGTCTGGCTGATCCCGGCCGAGAACACTAAGACCCGCGCCGAGCATGTGCTGCCGCTGACTGAGCAGGCCTGCGCGCTGCTGCGCCGCTATCGGGCGATCCAGCAGGCGCGGGGGCAGGATCCGGTCTGCCTGTTCCCAGGACGGGACGGCAAGCCGATCAGCGAGAAGGCGGCCTCCGCCATCTTCACCAGCCTGGGGGCCGGCCAGTGGTCGAGCCATGACCTGCGCAAGCTGGCCCGCACCGGGTGGGCTGAGTTGGGGGTGGACTACCTTATCGGCGAGCTGCTGCTGAACCATGCCATGGGCTTCGCGGCACAGACCTACATCAACACCAGTGCCGACGATCTGAAGCTGGATGCCCTGAAACGCTGGCATGCGTGGCTGGATGAGCGTGGTTTCGCCGCATTGCACGGCGGTACAGGGGCGGTTTCTTCCGTTTCGAGGTTTGACGCGGAGGCCGCGCCAATCGCGGCTTCCAGCGGTTTTCGAGAACTCCAAAAAGAGAGGCTGTAAATGGTCGCAGCGGCGATGAGGACGTACACGGCGCCGAAGCGGCGGCCCGTGGTGGACTACGAGGGGCAGGAGCAGACGGCCCTGTTCAACTGGTTGAGGGTTCGCTACCCGGCGGCGGCGAAACTGGCCTACCACGTGCCCAACGGCGGGCACCGGATGAAGGCGGTCGCGGCCAAGCTGAAGGCCCAGGGCGTCAAGGCCGGGGTGAGCGACATCACCCTGCCGATGGCGCGGGGCGGCTACTTCGGGCTGTACATCGAGTTCAAGGCGACGCCCCCGCACGATGCGGCGGTATCGCCATCCCAGATGGCCTTCCTGCAGGCGGTCGAGGCGCAGGGTTACCTGGCCCTGGTGTGCCGGGGATTCGAGGCGGCGCGGGAAGTGATTGAGGGCTATATGGCCCTGCCGAAGACGGAGGTGGTCCGTGACCCTCGTTAAGCGGCACGGGCCGGACCTGCGGGTTGCGGTTGTCCCGCTGGCTGAGTGCGGGGCCTGCCTGGGGAAGGGCGTCATCCGGGGCGTGTTTCACCAGATGGCCTGTGCCGGCTGCAATGGCTCTGGGATGGTTTCGAAGGAGACGGGCGAGGCGCTTGAGGCGGAGCTCTTGGTGTTGCAGCTGCGGATGCGCTTGAGCCAGGCGCATGCGGTGATCCGGCAGCAGCAGACGCGCCTGGAGCGTGTTGGACTGGTTCAGGGCGGGGCCGAGAACGATTACGAAGGGCAGCGCAACCGCCGGGGGATCGGCGGGGGCAATTGGACGGGGGATTGAGTGATGATCTATTCGAGCGTTTTGAGTGCCGTGGTTAGCGCGCTGGCGGCAGAAAGTATCGACAACACCAGCAAGCAGGCTTGGCAGAAGCTCTACAACCCGAACGACGAGGAGGGGGCCGGCATTGAGAGCCTGAATAGGGCCTCGGGTGCAGAGGGAGTAGACCGGAACATGGTCGATTGCCTGGTGTTCGCCATCCTGCATCGCCGGCTCAAGGAGCGCCACTGGCATGCCCTGGTCGCCAAGTACAGTACGCACAAGGGGCGCAAGGTCGAGGCGATTAGCAAGCTGCGTCCGCTGATCGCCACCCCGGCGCCGACGCTGTTCCTCTACAAGGCCGTGACCGCCTGGGCAATCCCGAAGCTCAAAGGTGTGCAGGTGACGCTCGCGCCTTCGGTCAGCGTGGAGGTTCCGGTCGATGCCAAGCCGTCGAAGCAGGCGGCAGTCGTGGCGGCGGCCCTGGAGGCAGAGCGGGTGAAGCGCAAACGCCTACAGGCCAGGTCGTCCGATATGATCGTGCTGCCGGCCAGCTTCTACGACATGAATACCTGGGATCCGGACGGGCGCCCCGAGCCAACTCGTCGAGAGTGGCGAAGGAAGATCCATTCTGTGCTGGACGAGATGACGAAAGAAGCTCTCAGCGAGGCAGAGAAGGTGCTGACGGCTGAGGGAGTGCTTGTTCAGCAGGAGGCCGCATAAGCGGTTGACAGCAATCCATCGTTCCATCATTATTTTTCCCATCCTGTCGATCTTGCGCGTTTAGGATTGACAATCAAACACAGAAGCCCCGATTCGGTCATCCGGTCGGGGCTTTTTCATGCGCCACGTTTTTTCCTGTGCTGGAATCGTGGCGCGAACATTCAGAGCCCAGCCACATGCTGGGCTTTTTCGTTTCTGGAGCCATCCATGGAAAACCAGCACCGCAAGATCGCCGGCTATCGCGAGCTGAGCCAAGCAGAGATCGACCTGATGAACCGGATCAAGGCCAAGGGCGGCGAGCTGTTGGAGCTGCAGGCCGAGCTGGTCGACCTGCTCAAGCTACAGGAGATGGCAAAGCTCAACGCTATGGACGGCGTACGAACGAGCGATGCCGAAGCCAAGGCAAAGGCTGAGTTCAACCGCTTCCACGCCGCAGAGCCACTGCGCTGGGCCGCTATCGGCAAGACCGACATCCAGACCGGCATCATGGCGCTGGTTCGCGCCGTAGCGCAGCCGGCTGGAATTTGACTTCACTTTCGGCCCCTCGCTCCTTTGCTCCCCAGCGGGTTGCGATGCGGGCCACCTATTCATTCCCCATGCGGGGTCACAGAGATATGAAAATGCCTGAGAAGTCCCCTGACCTCTGGGCTGCCGTGCTCGCATGGGTCAGCCAAGTCATGCCGCAGCTGTACGCGCCCGCGCTGTCAGTAGTGATTGCGGTTCTACGCGTGATCTACGGCGGCGGCAGTCGTCGGCAGATGCTGCTGGAGGGTGCACTGTGCGGGCTGGCCACGCTATCCGTGGTTCCGTTGCTCCAGTGGCTCGGCCTTCCGGCCAACATGGCCACGTTCGCGGGCGGCTGCGTGGGCTTCATTGGCGTCGAGAAGCTGCGCGAGCTGGCGGATAAGTTCCTGACCAGCAAGGCGGGCGGATAGCCATGAGCTTGAAATCGTTCGCGAGGTAAACATTGATGGCGAAGCTCAAGATGCATCGGCCGGCAATCAAGATGGCCGATACCCAACAGGTCAAGGTGCCGGTAGTCGCTGATCGGCGGATCACGGGCAGAAGACTGCAGGCCAGACGGTTGGCCGTCTGGCAGCGCGACCCCACCTGCGCGGTGTGTGGTCGCGTGGTGGCTTACCCGGCCGGCTTCGAGCTGGATCACATCGTCCCGTTGTTCATGGGTGGCGAGGATGTCGAGGCGAACTGCCAGATCCTGTGCGTAGACAGCCCGGACGGCCTGCATGAGGGCTGCCACTCGCGGAAGACCCGAGCTGACCTGAGCGGGCAGTGAAGGGGAGGGGGAGGGTCGAAACTTCCAGGCCTCGCCGACAGGAAACCGCTCGGTCCCCCATTTGCAGATTATTTCCCCGTTAACGAAGGTCGTTAACCATGGCGTTAACTGAACAGAAGCGCCGGTATGCCGATGCGCGGCTGTCCGGTTTTGGCAAAAAGGCCGCTGCCATCGAGGCAGGATGCCCGGAGAAAACCGCCGCCCAGGCGGCATCCCGCTACGAGAAAGATCCGGATGTGCAGGCCGCCATGGGGCGCGCCGTCGCCGTGCAGGAGCATGCGCGGCATGCTCCGCCGGCGGTCGATCCGAACCCGCATATCCCCGCGCCCGCCGCCGATCCGCTGGAGTTCATGCGGAACATGATGAACGACCTGGTGGCCGACCCGAAGCTACGGCTGGATGCGGCCAAGGCGCTGGCGTCCTTCACGGTTGCCAAGCCCGGCGAGGCCGGCAAGAAAGATCAAAAGGCCGATGCGGCCAAGCAGGCAGGGAAGGGAAGGTTCGCTGCGGCGCCTCCGCCACTGCGCGCGGTGAAGTGATATGCCCGAGTGGTCTACAGCCTGCCCCGATTGGGGCCATCGCCTGCTGGCCGGCGAAACGATCATCCCGCCGCCGATCTTTCCAGAGGAGGCCGAACGCGCTCTTGAGGTGTTCAAGCAGCTCAAGATCGTCGACGCCCCCGGCAGTCCGACCTTCGGCGAGGCCTGTGCCTCCTGGGTATTCGATCTGGTGGCCTCGATCTTCGGCGCCTATGACCCGGAGACGGGCCGGCGATTGATCACCGAGTGGTTCATCCTGATTCCGAAGAAGAACTCGAAATCGACCATTGCGGCCGGGATTATGATGACCGCTCTGATCCTGAACTGGCGGCAGTCCGCCGAGTTCTCGATCCTGGCGCCGACCGTAGAGGTCGCCAACAATGCCTTCGCGCCGGCCCGCGATATGACTCAGCGGGACGACGATCTGGACGCGCTGATGCACGTCCAGACCCACATCAAGAGCATCACCCACCGCGAGAGCGGCGCCACCCTGAAGGTGGTGGCCGCAGACTCCAATACGGTAGGCGGCAAGAAGTCGGTCGGTACCCTGGTCGACGAGCTGTGGCTGTTCGGCAAGCGGCACGACGCCGAGAACATGCTGCGCGAGGCCATCGGCGGCCTGGCATCGAGGCCCGAGGGCTTCGTGATCTACCTGACCACGCAATCGGACGAGCCGCCGGCTGGGGTGTTCCGCCAGAAGCTGCAATACGCCCGTGACGTGCGCGATGGCGTGATCGAGGACAAGCGCTTCGTTCCAGTCATCTTCGAGCACCCGGCCGAGATGGTCGCCCGCAAGGAGCACCTGCAGGTCGAAAACCTGGGTCTGGTCAATCCGAACCTCGGCTACTCGGTCGACGAGGAGTTCCTGCAGCGCGAGTACGCCAAGGCCAAGCTATCGGGCGAGGAGTCGTTCCGCGGTTTTCTGGCCAAGCATGCGAACGTCGAGATCGGCCTGGCGCTGCGCTCGGACCGCTGGGCCGGTGCGGACTTCTGGGAGACCTGCTCTCGGCGGGGCATCACCCTGGAGAGCATCATCGAGCGCTGCGAGGTGGTCACCGTCGGCATCGACGGCGGCGGCCTCGACGACCTCCTCGGTCTGGCCGTGGTTGGCCGCGACCGCGACACCCGCGAGTGGCTGGGCTGGTGCCGGGCCTGGGCGCATCCGTCCGTCCTGGAGCGCCGCAAGGACATCGCCGCCAACCTGCACGATTACGCCCGCGAGGGCGACCTGGTGCTGGTCGACAAGATCGGCGACGACGTCGAGGAGGTGGCCGACATCGTGCACGCGCTCGACCGGGTCGGTCTGCTGCATCAGGTCGGCGTCGACCCGGCTGGTATCGGTGCCATCCTCGAAGCCATCGTCGAGCGCGGTGTCGAGCAGGACAAGGTGGTCGGCGTCAGCCAGGGCTGGCGGCTCGGCGGAGCGATCAAGACCACCGAGCGCAAGCTGGCCGAGGGCGGTCTGCTCGTCGCCGCCCAGCCGATGATGGCCTGGTGCTGCGGTAACGCCCGTGTCGAGCCGCGCGGTAACTCGATCCTCATCACCAAGCAGGCCAGCGGCTCGGCCAAGATCGACCCGCTGATGGCGTTGTTCTGCGCGGTGTCGCTGATGGCTACGAACCCGGCGGCGCCTACGGGCGGGCTCTCCGACCACATCCTCAAACACGGAATCAGGACGCTCTGATGGGCATGATTGCAACACTGCGCAGCTGGTTCGGCACCAAGAGCGACCCGGTGCCGATCGACACCGCGGCGGCCCTCGCGGCGGCGCTGGGCGGCGGCTACCAGACCGTGACCGGGCAGAGCGTCAGCACCGTCCGCGCCATGCAGATGACCACCGTGTTCGGCTGCGTCCGGGTGCTCGCCGAGTCGGTCGGCATGCTGCCCTGCCGATTGTTCAAGCAGACGGGGAGAGCCCTGGAGGCGGCGACGTCCCACCGGCTCAGCTATCTGCTGAGCGTGGCGCCGAACGGCTACATGACCAGCCAGGAGTTCTGGGAGCTGCTGATCGCCTGCCTGTGCCTGCGCGGCAACTTCTACGCCTACAAGGTCGTCGCACTGGGCCAGGTCGTCGAGCTGCTGCCCCTCGATCCGGGCTGCGTCACGCCGAAGCTGAACGACGACTGGACGGTTTCCTACCGGGTTTCCTTCCGAAACGGCGAGGTCCGTACTCTGAGCCAGGACGAGCTCTGGCATGTCCGCCTGTTCACCCTGGACGGGTTGAACGGCTTGAACCCGATCGCCTACGCCCGCCAGGCCATCGCCCTGGGACTGTCGACCGAGGAGCACGGCTCGCGCCTGTTCACCAACGGCGCCGTGACCTCCGGCGTGCTGCAGACCGAGCAGACGCTGACGGACGAGGCCTTCGCCCGGCTGAAAGCGCAGTTCCAGGGCGAGCACATGGGCGTCGCCAACGCCTACCGGCCGATGATTCTGGAGATGGGCCTCGACTGGAAGCCGATCAGCCTGAATGCCGAGGACTCGCAGTTCCTCGAGACCCGCAAGATGCAGCGCGACGAGATCTGCGCCATTTTCCGCGTGCCACCGCACCTGGTCGCCAATCTGGACAAGGCCACCTTCAACAACGTGGAAAACCTCGGCCTGAGCTTCGTCAACTACGCCCTGGTGCCGTATCTGACCCGGATCGAGAACCGCATCCGGGTCGGCCTGCTGAACGACAAGGACCGGGCCAGTCACTACGCCAAGTTCAACGCCGGGGCCCTGCTGCGCGGCGACCTGAAAGGCCGCTACGAGTCGTATGGGCTCGGCATCAACTGGGGAATTCTCAGCCCCAACGACTGCCGCGAGCTGGAAGACCTCAACCCGCGCGACGGCGGCGACATCTACCTGACTCCGCTCAACATGACCACCCACCCGGAGGCCGCGAATGGCAACCAAGCAACGCCTTGATATCCCGCTGACCCTCAAATCGGTCAGCGATAGCGGCGAGTTCGACGGCTACGGCTCCGTCTTCGGGGTCAAGGATTCCTATGCCGACATCGTGATGCCGGGGGCCTTCCAGAAGTCGCTGGCTGCCTGGCAGGAAAAGGGCCGGCTGCCGGCGCTGCTCTGGCAGCACAACATGGCCGAACCGATCGGCCTCTACAGCGAGATGCGCGAGGACGCCACCGGCCTCTACGTGAAGGGCCGGTTGCTGATCGAGGACGACCCGCTGGCCAAGCGGGCGCACGCCCACATGAAGGCCGGCAGCCTCTCGGGGCTGTCCATCGGCTACCTCCTCAACGACTACGAGTACGACAAGGACAAGAGCGCGTTCCTGCTCAAGGAGATCGACCTGTGGGAAGTCTCCCTGGTCACCTTCCCGGCCAACGACGAAGCGCGCATTGCCGACGTGAAATCCCTGCTGGCGCGCGGCGAGACGCCGCCGCCCAGCAAAGTGGAGCGAGCCCTGCGAGAGGTTGGGTTTTCCGGCTCCCAAGCCAAGGCCTTCATGGCCAAAGGCTACAGCGCCATTTCCCCGCGTGAGGCGGGCGCCGATGAAGCGCTGCAATCCCTGAAATCCCTGATCAACCGCATCTAAGGAGGCCGCTATGGCCGTAGAAATTAAAGACGTACAGGAAGTGGCCGAGGCCCTCGGCAAGAAGTTCGACGAGTTCAAATCCACCAACGACAAGCGCGTCGAGGCGCTGGAAGCCGAGAAGGGCAAGCTCGCCGGCCAGGTCGAATCGCTGAACGGCAAGCTCTCCGAGCTGGACGAGCTGAAGTCTGCCCTGGAGAAGGAGCTGGCCGCCATCAAGCGCCCGGGCGCCCCCGGCGGCAAGGACGTTTCCGAGCACAAGGCCGCGTTCATGCAGTTCGTTCGCAAGGGCAAGGACGATGGCCTGGCCGAGCTGCAAGCCAAGGCCCTGCAGACCACCGTCGACTCCGATGGCGGCTTCGCCGTCCCGGAGGATCTGGATCGTTCGATCCTCGAGCTGCTGCGCGACGAGTCGCCGATGCGCCAGGTCTGCGGCCAGATCACCGTCAGCACCCCGGATCACAAAAAGCTGGTCAGCCTCGGCGGTGCCGGCTCCGGCTGGGTGGGCGAGACCGACACGCGCCCGGCTACCAACACGCCCAAGCTGGCACAGATCGCCGCCATCATGGGCGAGATCTACGCCAACCCGCAGGCCACCCAGACCAGCCTCGATGACCTCTTCTTCGATGCGGAGGCCTGGCTGCAGGGCGAAGTGGCGACCGAGTTCGCCGAGCGAGAGGGCAATGCCTTCCTGCTGGGCGACGGCATCAACAAGCCCAAGGGCTTGTTGGCCTACACCCTGGACACGGCCGACGATGCCACCCGCGCCTTCGGCCAGCTGCAGAAGGTTCATTCCGGCACGGCGGGCGACTTCAACACGGACGACCTGATCAAACTGGTCTACACCCTGCGCAAGGGCTACCGCGCCGGCGCGAGCTGGATGCTGCCGAACCTGACCCTGTTCAAGGTCCGCACCCTGAAGGACAGCCAGGGCAACTACATCTGGCAGCCCGGCCTGCAGGCGGGGCAGCCGTCCAGCCTGCTGGGCTACGGCGTCGTCGAAAACGAGGATATGCCGGCGGTGGCGGCCGATGCCAACGCCGTGCTGTTCGGCGATTTCAAGCGCGCCTACACCATCGTCGACCGCATGGGCACCCGCGTGCTGCGCGACCCCTTCACCAACAAGCCGAACGTGGGCTTCTACACCACCAAGCGCGTCGGCGGCATGCTGACCGACTCCCTCGCGGTCAAGGTGCTGACCCTCAGCGCGTAATCGGGAAGGGCGCCTTCGGGCGCTCCTTCTTTAGGAGGGGCCGATGATCGACCTTGCCACAGCCAAAAATCACCTGCGCGTTGACGGCAACGACGAGGACGCGCTGATCCAGCTCTATCTCGAGGCGGCCTTCGACACCTTCGAGACCTGGACCAATCGCCAACTGGTCGCCGACAGCGACCCGCTACCGGACCCGGTCGGCAATGCGCTGCACGCCACGCGCAGTATCGACCAGGGTGTCCTGCTACTGGTCGGCCACTGGTATGCGAACCGCGAAGCGGTGGTCAGCGGCACCATCACGTCGGAAATGCCGATGGCCACCCGCGCCCTCTGGATGCCGCACCGCTGGGTGAATTTATGAGAGCCGGGCCTCTACGCCACCGCTGCACCCTGCAGCAAAAACAGAACGGCGACGATGGCATGGGCGGTGGGCCTGCGACCTGGATCGATCTGCGCTCGCTCTGGGCCGAGATCGCTATCCCGACCGGGCGTGTCGCCACTGTCGCCCAGCAGCTGGAGGCCACCGTGACCGCCGAGATCCGTGTACGCCTGGCCGCCGACATCCGGGCGGGCATGCGCCTGGTGCACGGCGGCACGACCTACGCCATCGAGGCGGTACTGCCCGACAACGAACGCACAATGCTCCGGCTGCTGTGCTCCAGTGTTGCGCATCCCTGAGGAACGACCATGGCCCGACGATCCCGCATCCTCGGCGACTTCAAACTGCGCCGCACCCTGCGCAACATCCACAAGACCCTGGACAACGAGCTCAAGCCGGCCATGCAGGAGGGGGCCGACAAGATCCTGGCCGACATGCAGCGTCTGGCGCCGAAGGACACCGGCGCCGGCGCTGCCGCCCTGACGGCTTTCGTCGCCAAGTCCGGGCTGGACGCCCAGATCGGCCTGCGCGGCAAGAAGGCCAACCGGGAGTTCTACTACCTGAAATACATCGAGTACGGCACCAAGGGCGTCTCCGGCGAGAAGCGCGCGAACGGGCGCTACCGGCGCACTACCAATAAGAGCGACGGCGCGCACTGGTTTGGTAAGTACCCGGACATCCCGGCCCGCCCGGCGCATCCGTTCGTTCGCCCGGCCTACGACCTGAACCGCGACGAGATGGTGGCGCTGATCCGCCAGGCCATCGCCAGCACCCTAGCCCGAGCTGCCGGAGGTGGTCCGTGAGCGATCCGTCCCTGGCCCTGCAGCAGGCACTCTACCAACGCCTGACCGCAGAGCTCTCCTGCCCGGTCTACGACGCCGTTCCGGCAGATACGCCCTATCCCTACGTCACCCTCGACAGCGAGGCCGCCACGAACGCCAGCCCCGTGAGCGGGCGGCGACGCGAAACCCGGCTTCTCTACCTGTCGGTCTGGAGCAACTACCCCGGCCAGGCCGAGGTCAAGCGCCTGATCGGCGAGGTCGTTGCCGCTCTGGACGAGCGCCCCTTGCCGCTGAGCATCGGCCGGGCCGTCTCGGTCCGGATCGAGCGCACGAGTACTAACCGCGAGCCGGACGGCGTGACCTACATGGGCGCCGTCACCGTGCGCGTCATCACCACCCACTGATTCCCTATCCGTGCCGCCCCGGCGGCCGTTCACCAATGTGCCTTTGGAGGACTCCCCATGGCCGAAGACAACCTTAATACGGCCGCAGGCTGTCGGATCAGCATCGGTACCAAGACCGTCGCCACCGATGCCGCCACCTACGCCGCCGACACCTACACCGAAATTGGCGAGATCGAGGACATCGGCGAGTTCGGCGACACCTTCAGCGCCGTCAAATTCACCGCGCTCTCCAATGGTCGCGTGCGCAAGTACAAGGGGACAGCCGATGCCGGCGATATGACGCTGACGGTTGGTCTGGATAATGGCGACGTCGGCCAGAAGAAGATCGCTGATGCCCACAAGGACCGCTCGAAGGGTGACTACAACATCCGGATCACCCTAAACGATGGCGATCCGTCGGCTGTCCCGGCGATCAATCCGACCACCTTCTACTTCAGCGGGAAGGTCATGAAAAACACCGTCTCGCCGGGCAGTGCCGACAACGTGGTGCGCCGCAACGTCTCCATCGCCATCAACTCCGACATCCTCGAGCTGCTACCGGCCGCGTCTGCCTAATACCGCGGGGCTGAGACCCCGCTCGATCCAAGGAATCCATCATGAGCAAAACCCTGCATGGCACCATCGTAGTAACGGTGGGCGACGACGAATTCACACTGGTACCCACCCTTGCGGCGGTTCGCAGCATCGAGGCCCGCTTCGGCGGCCTGCGGGGCGCTGCCCAGGCGATCATCAACCAGAGCATCGATGGTACGGCTCACATCATTGCCAGCGGGGCGGGGCTCTTCGGCAAGGATGCCGAAGCGTTGCCCGAGAAGGTATTTGAGGCAGGCATCGTCAAGGTCACCAACCAGGTCATCACCTATGTGAATGCCCTCTACAACCCGCGCGGCGGGGACGATCAGGGAAACGCCCAAGCGGGGACGGAGTAAGCGCCGTCGAGAACGGCAGCTACGTCGACCGGCTGTATGCGGCGGCGACCGGCTATCTCGGCTGGTCGCCCGACGTGGCCTGGCACACGCCGCTCCCCGAACTGTTCCTGGCTCTGGATGCCCGCGTCGAGTGGGTCAGGATGACCTCTCCCTTCGGCTCCAAGCCTGAGCCGAAAAAAACCAAGCCCGGCAACGTCGCCGACAAGCTGCGGCAGGCCCTGACCGGGCGCAAGCACGAATAACCCGGAGTTTCTATGGCCGAGCAAGATGTCCAGGGTCTGCTCATTCGCATCGAGGCCACCGCGGCACAGATGCTCCGTGAGCTGGATATGGCCGACAAGGCCGTGGCCTCGACCAGCCAGAAGATCGACAAACAGCTGGGCCGCGTGGACAAGGCCTTCGATAGCCTGAATACCACCATCGCCGGCTCAACCACCCGGGCGATGGACAGCCTGAATGCCAGCGTCGCCAGTGCCTACGCCCACCTGGAAAAGCTCAGCGGCGGCCTCACCGGTACTGCTGCCGAGTCGAAACAGCTCTCCAGCATCATGGTCGGCGCCTCGCAGTCGGCGGCGAAGGTCGTGCCGCACCTGGATGCGAACGCGGCTGCCATGGAGAAGGGCGGTATCAGCGCGGCGCAATACAGCCAGGCCATGCGCATGTTGCCCATGCAACTGACCGATGTGGTCACTAGCCTGGCCAGCGGGATGCCGGTCTGGCAGGTCACCATCCAACAGGGCGGCCAGATCCGGGACGCCTTCGGCGGCATCGGCAATGCCGGTCGCGCGCTCATCGGCAGCATCAATCCGGTCACCGGGGTGCTGGTCGGCATCGCCGGCGCGGCGACCGTGCTGTATTCGGCCTACGAGCAGGGGGCTGCCGAGGCGCAGGCCTTTGAGAAGGCGCTGATTCTCTCCGGCAATGCGGCTGGGACCAGTGCCGATGCTCTGGCCGGCATGGCCCGCATCATGGATGCGGGAAACACCACCCAGCGAAATGCCGCGGCGGTATTGGCCGAGGTCGCCGGTACCGGGAAATTCGCCGAGACTCAGATCCTCGCCATTTCCAAGGCGGCGGTCGCCATGGAGCAGGCCACCGGCAAGGCGGTCTCGGAGACGGTCAAGGATTTCACGGCCCTGGCCGATTCGCCGGCGGATGCCTCGGCCAAGCTCAACGAGCAGTACAATTATCTGACCGCCTCGGTCTACGAGCAGATTGCGGCCCTCGAGGAGCAGGGGAAAACCACCGAGGCGGCGAAACTAGCCACCGATGCCTATGCCTCGGCGCTGCAGCAGCGCTCCATGGAGATCGAGGAGAATCTCGGTCTGTTGGAGCGAGCCTGGAACGGCGTCGGCCGTATGGCGTCCGAAGCCTGGGACGCGATGCTCGGCATCGGCCGCAAGGACACCCTGGAGCAGCAGCTGGCCGAGGTCGATGGCAAGCTGAAGAACCTGGAGAAGAATCCCTATTCGAACAGCTGGTTCGGCTCGAAAACCGCCAAGGGCGAGCTGGAGCAGAAGCGCACAGAGCTGCAGCTCTCGATCCAGCAGCGTGATACGGAGGCCGCCTGGCAGGCCGAGCAGGCCAAGCTGAATAAGGATGCGATCGCCGCCCAGAAGGAGATCGCGACCCTTCGCGAGCAGTCGCTGAGCAAGAGCGAGAAGAAGGCCAAGGAAGTGGCCGACTACATGGAGAACCTGGACAAGATCCGGGCCGCGAACCCGTCTTCTCCGCTGCTCGATCAGGCGCAGATCGACAAAGATCTGGCGGCCATCGAGGCGAAGTACAAGGAGACGGCCAAGCGGGCGAAGGAGTATCAGGACGATGCCGCGACCAAGATGCTGCAGGACCTGCGCAACCAGCAGGCGAACCTGACTAGCCAGCTATCGACCGTCACCAAGCTCACCGAGTCCGAGCAGAAACTGGCGGAATTCACCCAACTGGTGGCCGACCTCAAGGGCAAGGCGGTTCTCACCGCCGAGCAGAAGAGCCTGCTGGCCAACCAGGACCTGATCAAGGCCCAGCTGCAGCAGAACGCTGCATTGGAGCAGCAGATCAAGCAGCGCGACGAACTGGCTCGGCAGGCTCAGCTGCAGTCCGCTCTCGACGAGCAGATCGCCAATCGGCAGAACGCCGTGAGCATCGGTGTGGCCGGCATCGGCATGGGTGACCGGGCGCGTCAGGACATGGAGCAGATCAACGCCATTCAGCAGAGCTATGCGCGGCAGATCACCGCCCTGGCATCCGCCCAAGGCACGCCGAACGGCCTGTCGGAAGAAGCCTATGCGGCCCAGGTGGCAGCGCTGAAGCGCGCTCAGGATCAGGAAATCGCCATCTATCAGGACGGTGCCCAGCAGAAGCTGGCAGCCGAGCAGGACTGGACCAAAGGTGCGACCCGGGCCATCGAGAACTACCGCGACAGCGCGCAGAACATCGCCGGCCAGATGGACAGCCTGTTCACCAACGCCTTCAGCAGCATGGAGGATGCTGTCGCCCGGTTCGCAACCACCGGCAAGCTGTCCTTCAGCGACTTCGCCAAGTCCATTCTGGCCGACATGGCGCGGATCGAGGCCCGCCGGGCGGCGTCCTCGTTGCTGTCGGGGATCGGCAGCTTGGCCGTTTCGGCGGTGGGCAGTCTTTTCGGTAGCGGCGGCGGGTATTCCGGCGGAGCAGCCTCCGGATCGCTCGCCGGCAGCAGCTACAGCTTCAGTCCGGCGCTCGATGTATCGGGGCTTTCGTTCAATGCCAAAGGCGGGGTTTACGACTCGCCGTCGCTCTCGGCGTACTCGGGCGGGGTTTATGACTCCCCCCAACTGTTCGCCTTCGCCAAGGGCGCCGGCGTGTTCGGCGAGGCCGGTCCCGAAGCCATCATGCCCCTGACCCGCGGGCCAGACGGCTCGCTGGGCGTGCGGGCTGTGGGCGGCGGTGGAGGCGGGGACGCGAGCATCGTCATCCATGCGCCGGTCAGCGTCCAGGCACAGCCCGGCATGAGCAGCCAGGACGCCGCCCGGCAGGGCGCCCAGATCGGGCAGGCAATGACGGCCGAGGTACGTCGACAGATCAGCGCCGAGCTGCGGAATGGCGGGATGATCTGGCGCGCCATGAATGGGAGGGGGTGATGCCAATCGAGACATTCATCTGGGACCCGAGCATCGATGCGACCGGCGACATCAGCCACCGCGTACGCAAAGCGCAGTTCGGCGATGGCTATGCCCAGGTAATCGGCGACGGAATCAACAGCAAGTCGCAGAGCTGGCCGCTGGCTTTTACCGGTACCGGTGAAGAGGTGATCCCGATCCGGGATTTTCTCGACCTGCACGCCGGCGGCAAGGCGTTCCTCTGGTCGCCACCACTGGAGGGCGTCCAGCTGTATCGGTGCGCTACCTATCAGCTAGTGCCCCTCGGCGGCGATCTGTACACCCTCAACGCCACCTTCGAACAGGCCTTCCACCCCTGACGAACAACGCATGACCCCAGGCTCGCCACGGCGGGCCTTTTTGTTGCCTGGAGATCAGCATGGCACAGCAAAACATCAATCTCGGCGCCGATGGAAGCGGGGCTGGCGGTGATACGGGACGGACGGCTTTCGCGAAAGCGCAGGCGAATTTCACCGACCTTTATGCCAACAAGCAGGACAAGAGCGGGCTTGGCAATGCCGCCTTTGCGACTGTCATGACGAGCCTGTCAGACGGCACGGCTGGCCGGCTTCAGCCGGTAGGGGCATTTGGATGGGGTGGGGATGCTATCGAGACCGCAACCCCGGACGCCCTGCTTCCGAGCGGTGCCTACTCGGTGGCATCGACGACCACGTGGGCGGCATCTCCGTTTCCTGGAACACGCGTTAAGCTCCTCCATATTCGGTTCGGCGGCACCACTGGCTACGGCATGCAGATCGCACAACCGTGGAACGCTTCCGCGCGCTTGGCATGGCGGTCCTATGATGGGCCAGGCGGTTTTGGCTGGGGTGCCTGGACGGAAGGGCTGAGCACCTCCAACGCTGCAGCACTCCCCATACCTACTGCGCTGGCTGCCAACGCTGATAATGTCCGTACCCTGGGAACCGCTGCGCTTCGCTGGTCGACCGTCTACGCCGGTACTGGCACCATCAATACCTCTGACGCCCGAGAGAAAACCGAGGTCCGGGCGCTGACTGATAGTGAGATCACGGCGGCCCGGCAGCTCGCCCAGGCGATTGGCGCCTACAAATTCCTCGCAGCCGTAGCCGAGAAGGGCGCGGACGCCCGCGAACATATCGGCCTGACCGTGCAGCGTGCCATTGAGATCCTGCAGGCCAACGGCCTGGCCCCGTTCAACTACGGCTTCATCTGCTACGACAGCTGGCCACAGGTGACGATCGACCATCCGGCGACCTATGAGCAGGTCCCTGTGACCGATGTCGATGGCAACGTCACCAGCTACGAGAACGGTGCGCTGATCAAAGAGGCCTGGACCGAGGTCACGCAGGAGGCGGGCGACCGCTACTCGTTCCGCACCGATGAGCTCAACCTGTTCATCGCCCGAGGCCAGGCCGCGTACCTAGCGCAGCTGGAGGCACGCATTGCCGCTCTGGAGCCAGCCGCATGATCACCGCCGACATCCAGCTGCTCGAGCCAGGCAACGAGATCCGCCTGCTCGAGGTCGATTGCACGTCCTTCGGCGGCGACATCCTGCGCTTCCATGGCCACAACATCCCGCACACGCCAGCGGAGCTGGAGGCAGCGGCGACCAGCCCCGACCCGCTGCCGGCCAAGTCGATCTGGTGGCAGGGCGAGGAGTACGCTGCCTGGCCGATGGAAATCTCCGGCCTCGAGGTGACCGGTGACGGTACCGCGCCGACACCGACCCTGCGCGTCGGCAACATCGACGGCTCGATCAGCGCCCTGTGCCTGCTGTTCGACGACCTAGTGCAGGCCAGGGTGATCGTGCGCGACACCTTCGCCCACTACCTGGACGCGGCGAACTTCCCGGACGGCAATGCCCAGGCCGACCCGACCCAGGAGAAGGTGCAGACCTGGTACATCGACCAGAAGAGCAGCGAGGACGGCGAGACCGTCGAGTTCGCCCTCAGCTCGCCGGCCGACGTACAGGGGCAGCAGATCCCGGCGCGGATGATCCAGTCCTCCTGCCACTGGGCGCTGACTGGGGGCTACCGCGGCCCGGACTGCGGCTACACCGGCGGCCCGGTGGCCGATATCGACGGCAACCCGACCGACGACCCGGCCCGAGACCGGTGCGGCGCCCTGCTGGGCGACTGCAAGGCCCGTTTCGGCCAGAACAACCCACTCCCGTTCGGCGGCTTCCCGGCCAGCTCCATCATTCGGCAGACCTGATATGGACCAGCACCTACTCGACGCCATCCGCGCCCATGCGGCGCAGGAGTACCCGCGCGAATGCTGCGGGCTGATCGTGTCCACGGCGGCAGGCGAGCAGTACATCCCATGCCGCAACCTGGCCGGCGAGCCGAACGACCGGTTCGAACTGGCCCCCGAGGACTATGCGGACGCCGAGGACCTGGGGCCGATCGTCGGCATCGTGCACTCCCACCCGGACGCCACCAGCCGCGCCTCGCCGGCGGACGTGGCGCTGTGCAACGCCGGCGACGTGCCCTGGTACATCCTCAGCTGGCCGGAGGGCGACCTCAACGTCATCCGGCCGGCGCCAGTGCCGCTGCTGGGCCGCGACTTCGTGCACGGCGTGCAGGACTGCTGGCAGGTCTGCGCCGACTGGTACCGGCGGGAATGGGGCCTGCAGTTCCCCGATTACGACCGGTCCGACCTCTGGTGGGAGAATCCGAAGAGCGAAAGCCTGTACGAGGACCGTTACGAGGCCGCCGGCTTCTACCGCGTCGACACGCCCCGGCGCGGCGACTTGATCGTCATGCGGGTCGGCCGCACGGCCCACCCGAACCATGCCGGTCTCTACCTGGGAAGCGACCCGAGCCTGCCTGGAGAGTCATCGCAGGTATTCGGCCAGGGGCCGTTCCTGCTGCATCACCTGTACGGCCGACGCTCGGAGATCATCGTATTCGGCGGGAGCTGGTGGGAGAGGGCGGAGCTGATCCTGCGGCACGGGGAGGCACGGTAGGCGCTGGGTTTTGGTGATGGCGGTTTGGTATTCTCGACTCTTTAATGGGAGGGAACCATGCGTAAAACCATCACTTTCGCTTTGCTTGCAGCCCTAGTAAGTGGTTGCGATATCAAGGTTTCGCAAGGCGTGGCCGTAGATAAAGGGAAAGACATGCTGGCATCGACACTGAAAGATCCAAGCTCTGCGAAGTTCGGCGATGCATTCTTTGTTGAAAGCAAAATGGTAGGAGATCGCCATTACGGCTTCCTGTGCGGTCGAGTGAACGCAAAAAACTCGTTTGGAGCCTATGCCGGAATGTCGCGGTTCGTGGCAGACCTTGAGTACACGGAAAGCGGAAGCTTCTCCATGAACAATGTGCTGCTTGAGCAGGGAGTGCTGGCCAAGTCTGGAAAAGATGGGTTTTCCATTTTCGAGACAGAGCATTGGGCTGCGAAATGTACCAAGCCAGGAGCAATGGCCGCTAAGTAACTCCAAGCCTTCCAGCAACAGACCGCCTACCTAGCGCAGGCTTTTAATTTCAGCAACTCGGCCAAGTGCAGGGTTTCTGTGCTGGCGTTTTGGTACAGTCTCCGAAACCAAGGAGACAACCATGCGGAAAATCATCACGGCACTGGCTCTTGCTGCCCTTGCTGGGTGTACGGCGACCATGACTGAAACCCGTCAGAAGGGGCCTGCAAAGGTGTTTTCATCCAGTGTTCCAGCAAGAGAACTTGCTGAATGCATCAGAGATACATGGCAAAGCCAATCAATGTTCGGGAATAACACTGACTCGTACATGGATACTCGTGGCAGTAGCTATGTCGTAAGAACAGTTGGCGCCGAACAATTCGCTGATATTTCACCAGCTAAAGACGGAGCAAAGGTCAGTTATTACCAGGCGAGCAATACCTGGATCAGTAGAAAACGTTTGATCAGCCTGCAAAGCTGTCTGTAGTCGAGAAATAATTATTGGAATCCGCTTCGGCGGGTTTTTTGTGCTGGCGTTTTGGTGTAGTGCCGCCGGAGATGACCGGCGGCAGGCCTACGGTTACGGCTTTATGCCATCAGCTATCATGGCATAGCCGCCATCGGCGCACATGTCGCGGCAGATCTGGTAAATCTCGGCGCGGCGTTTGTCCAGGCGGGCGAACCCAAAGCTAGCTTCTCCAAGATGCTCTTCCAAATTCATCAGCGGCTTCGATTCAAGCAGCCGAGCCGTGCCTTTCAGACAGATGTGCTTGGTTATCTGGAGAGCATGATAGTAATGGCTCATGAATGAGTAGAGCGAGCTGACCTCGTATTGATCCAGCGTCAGAGTTCCATTCTTCTGCTCTTCCTTCGGCATCCATTCACCTTCCATGGGCAATGAGTACGAGCCGATGAAGTTGCGGGCCGCATCGAGCTGGCTGGCCGGAATGTCCTCGGCGCTTACGACGCTGAAGGCTTTGTGCACCTGGGACCAGACGTGCATCTTGGCGCGCTGGCGGGACTTGACCGGTAGGTGGCGCACCTTGCCATCGAGTACGGCGGCCAGGCAGCGGAAGCCATCAGTGCCGAGGGTTTGGTTCAGGACTGTTTCCACAGTGCGGTCGTCATGGCGAGCAGCAATGCCATCGTTCCAGTAGGACCACAGCACATCATCGCACTCGTTCTGGTAGGCGATGATCCCATCGCGCAATTCAGGGCGAACCTTGTTCGGGTGGATCGACATAAGCCAGCCAGGAAGTTTGCGGAGGGGGAGGCAAGTCATTTCGCGCTGCTTTCCGTCTTCGGCAACCATCAAGATTTCCTTGATGGTTGATGCAAGGCGTCCAGAGGAGAGCTTGGCATGCTGACCTTGCCAGCTCAGGCCCATGCCTTCTGCAACAGGCTTCATAGGAACGAACGGCTGGCCTTCATGGCTGACCAGAAGCAGCTTGGATTGACGGAACGGAACGATGGTTGCGGCTTGCATGATGGAACCCCTTTGCTGGTTTGGAGTTCGCCGCCATTGTTCTCACGCTAATGGAGGCGAACCGTGCGCGGGGTGAGAAACCGGGTGCAAAGGGAACCCGGCCAGGCCGAAGCCTGCCCACGCACGGCCCGCCATAACGCGGGCACAAAAAAAACGCCTTACGGCGCCGTGCGCCTTTGCTTGATCCGGGTTCTCACGCCCGGCCGCTGAATTTGCAGCGGCAATGGGAGACTAGACCAACATCGGGATAGGCGTCAATGCCTACGGCGTGACGGCAAGGGAGCGACTTGGTGATGGCGTTTTGATAGAGTCGCCATTTCAGTTGATTGGGGTTTCCAATGAAAAATATTACTTTTGTTGCATTTATTGCTGCCTGTTTAATTCCTACCATATCCTATGCAAAGGACTTCACGCCGGCTCAAAAGAAAAATATTGAAGATGCAGTGAAAGAAAAATTGATAGATCCTGATAGCGCAAAGTTCAAGTTTCCTACATATAAAGGCGGTCTTTTTTATTGTGGACTTGTTAACTCAAAAAATAGATATGGTGGCTATGCGGGGTTTTCTGTTTTTCAAGTTGCAGCCATGAGCGGAGAGTCTGGATCAACTAGTTTTTATGTCCTTGGTGTTGGTGATGGGGATTCAGGAAATGAGGCTCTAAAGACCACCTGTGCCGAGCATGGCTATACATTTTAATTAAGATATTATCTTTAATTCTTAACCGCCTTCGGGCGGTTTTTTATTGCTAGGAGAAAAGTATGACAGCTGTAAACTATCAGCCGATGACCATCATCCTCTTGTCTGGAAGCCTGGCAAAAGCCTTCGGTCGCAAACATCGGCGCCATCTCGACAGCGGTACTACGCAGGAGGCATTCCGTGCACTGAAGCACACGCTCAAAGGTTTCGAGGCCTTCATTCGGGATTCGGAGAAGAAGGGGCTGCGCTTCGCTATCTTCCGCAACCGCAAGAATGTCGGCGAGGAAGAGCTCGGTCTTGCTGGCACTCAAGAAATTCGCATCGTCCCGGTGATCACTGGAAGCAAGAGGGGTGGCATCTTCCAGACCGTGCTCGGCGTTGCGCTGATTGCAACGGCCTCATACTTTACCGGTGGATTGGCTGCTGGAGGAACGGGCCTATTGGGAGCGGGGGCTGGAGTTGGCTGGACTGCGGCAGCTGGCGCCGGTTTTTCTTTGGCCATCGGCGGAGTAGTCCAAATGGCCTTCCCCCAAGCCAAGGGCCTCAGCTCGAGCGCCGCACCCGAGAACAAGCCTTCCTATGCATTCGGCGGCCCGGTCAACACCGTAGCCCAGGGCAACCCGGTCGGCGTGCTGTACGGCAAGCGCCGGATCGGCGGCGCGATCATCTCGGCGGGCATCTACGCAGAGGATCAAATGTAGCCCAACCAGAAAAGCAAAAACCCCCGCAGCTAGCCGGCTCCGGGGGTTTTTTATTTCCACCCCTTGTACGCACCAAGAGGAAGAACTTCGTTGGATTTTAGACCATGGGTAACTCTCATGAAAGAGATACTGAATCGCTACGGGCTAGCTGGAATGATCATCTCGGCTTGGATGATGGCCATGCCGGCAATCCTGATTCTGCTCGCTGTGCGCGCTCCTGAATTGATTGAGGCCGTCGCCGCACTCATCAAGTAACGCCTCCCAAAGAACACCTAGACCGCCGCTGGCGGTTTTTTATTGCCTGCAGGAAACCCAATGAACGCAGCAGTTCAGATCCGTGGCCGCAAGGCCGGCGCCTCCAGCGCGCACACCCCGGTCGAGACGCCCGACAGCCTGCAGTCGACCGCCTATGCCAAGCTACTGCTGGCCCTGGGCGAGGGTGAGTTTTCCGGCGGCCTAGCCGGGCAGGATATCTACCTCGACGGCACGCCCCTCCTGACGGACGGCAGCGAGAACTTCCCGGGCGTGACCTGGGAGTTCCGCCCCGGCACCGTCGAGCAGGAGCATATCGCCGGCATGCCGAGCGTCGAGAACGAGATTGCCGTCGGCGTCGAGCTGCGCAGCGATACGCCCTGGGTGCGCGCGGTGACCGATACCCAGCTCTCCGCGGTGCGCATCCGCCTGGGCTGGCCGGCGCTGCAGCAGCAGAAGGACAACGGCGACATCGTCGGCTACGCCATCGACTATGCGATCGATCTGGCTACGGACGGCGGCGCCTATCAGCAGGTGGCCACCTACACCCTGAGCGGCAAGACGACCTCGCTGTACGAGCGCGCCCACCGTATCGACCTTCCGGCCTCCAGCTCTGGCTGGCAGGTACGCGTGCGGCGCATTACCGCCAACCAGGACAACAACCGCATCGCCGACACCATGCGCGTGCAGGCGATCACCGAGGTTGTCGACGCCAAGCTGCGCTATCCGAACACCGCGTTGCTATTCGTCCAGTTCGATGCTAGCCAGTTCCAGAACATCCCCCAGGTCGCAGCGGACGTGAAGGGGCGCAAGATCCGCGTGCCGAGCAACTACGATCCGGTCAGCCGCACCTATACCGGCGTGTGGGACGGGGCGTTCCAGTGGGCTTGGACAGACAACCCGGCCTGGGTCTGGTACGACATGGTGCTCTCTGAGCGCTTCGGATTGGGCCGGCGGATCGATCAGTCCCAGGTCGACAAGTGGAATCTCTACGAGATCGCCCAGTACTGCGACCAGTTGGTCTCCGACGGGCAAGGCGGGCTGGAGCCGCGTTTCACCTGCAACGTCTATTTCCAGAGTCGGGCCGAGGCCTGGACCGTGCTGCGCGACCTGTCGGCGATCTTCCGCGGCCTGAGCTACTGGGCAGATTCGCAGATGTTCGCCATGGCCGATATGCCGCGCGACATCGACTACGTCTATACCCGGGCCAACGCCATCGACGGGCGCTTCGTCTACGCCTCGGCCAGCGAGAAGTCGCGCCACACCATGGCGCTGGTGAGCTACGACGATCCGGACAACGGCTACCAGAGCGCGGTGGAGGTCGCCTCCGATCAGGCGCTGGTCCGCCGCTACGGGGTCAACCAGGTGGAGCTGACCGCCATCGGTTGCACCCGCCGCAGCGAGGCCAATCGCCGCGGGCGCTGGGCGCTGCTGACCAACAGCCGCGACCGCACCGTTACTTTCCGCGTGGGGCTTGACGGGCAGATCCCACTGCCGGGCCGCATCATTGGTGTGGCCGACGAGCTGCTGGCCGGTCGCCCGCTGGGTGGGCGGATCAGCGCTGTTGCAGGGCGCACGATTACCTTGGACCGCGATGCTCAGGTCGCAACCGGTGATCGCCTGGTGCTCAACCTGCCCAGCGGCGTCGCCGAAGGACGCACGGTTGAGAGCGTCTCCGGCCGCGCTGTCACCGTGACCACCGATTACAGCGAGGTTCCGGTCGCCCAAGCCGTCTGGTCCATCGATGCCGCCGATCTGGCCATCCAGCAGTACCGGGTGACCGGTATCAGCGAGCCGGAGAAGGGCATCTACGAGATCACCGGCATCCAGCACGACCCGGGCAAATACGCGCTGGTGGATTCCGGCGCGCGCCTCGAGGCTCGACCGATCTCGGTGGTGCCGCCGAGCGTGCAGTCCGCGCCGACCGGCCTTACCGTCGACAGCTACACCAGCATCGCCCAGGGCCTGGCCATCACCACCCTGCGCGCGCAATGGGCCGCCGCGCCGAATGCCGTCGCCTATGAAGCGGAGTGGCGCAAGGATTCCGGGCCGTGGATCCGTGTGCCGCGCACTGGATCAACGAGTTTCGAGGTTCCGGGCATTTACGCCGGGCGCTATCTAGTGCGGGTGAGAGCGATCAATGCCGTCGACACGGCATCGCTGCCGGCCTACAGCGCGGAGACCCAGCTGAATGGAAAGCAGGGAACGCCGCCGGCGGTGGCCGCCCTGACGGCCGCGCCGCTGGTGTTCGGTATCCGCCTCGACTGGGCGTTTCCGACTGGCGCCGAGGACACGCAGCGCACGGAGATCCAGTACAACGCCAACCCGGTCGAGGAGGGTGCGCAGCACTTGGGAGACTTTGCCTACCCGCTCAATACTCACACGATTTCCGGCCTAGCCGCTGCGGAGACTCAGCATTTCCGCGCTCGACTGGTGGACCGTACCGGTAATCTTGGGTCGTGGTCCGACTGGGTCATGGGGCAGTCCAGTGCGGATGCTACGGAGATTCTGGACTATCTGACCGACCAGATCGGCGAGACGCAACTGGCTCAGCACCTGGCGGACCGGATCAGCCCGCCGCTGGCCGGCGCCGACTGGTTAGCCGGCGACGATCAGATTCAGGCCGGTGTCTGGTCCCAGCAGTACGAGCGGGAGACGGCCGATAGCGCGCTGGCCGTGCGGATCGATACGGTCGAGGCCGCTGCCGGCCAGAACAGCGCCTCTATTCAGCAGACCAGCCAGGCGCTCGCCTCGCTCGATGGCAGCCTGCAGGCGATGTGGTCGGTGAAACTGCAGGTTACCCAGGATGGCAAGTACTACGCCGCCGGCATGGGAATCGGCATCGAGAACACGCCTGCCGGCCTGCAATCGCAGATCCTGTTCCAAGTAGACCGGTTCGCCGTCATCAACACCGCCAACGGAATGATCAGCACGCCGTTTGTGATCCAGAATGGCCAGGTCTTTATCAATTCGGCCGTGATCGACAGGGCCGACATCGTGGACCTAGTCGTCGGCAGCACACTGCAGTCGGCGAACTACGTAGCCGGCCAGTCCGGCGTCCAGATCAACTTCGTCACTGGTGAGTTCGAGATGAACGGGTCGGCCCCTGGTGGCGGGCGCATGAGCCTGAACAACCTGTCCCTGAAGTACTGGGGCGCCAACGGGGTGCTGCGCGCCCAATTCGGCTATCTGGGGGCCTAGAGCATGTCCTACGGAATGCAGCTATTCGACGAGGCAGGCTCAGTGATCCTCGACACCAGCAGCTTCACCTACCAGGTGATCTTCACTGCAGTCGTTGACTTCAGGGCGGCCACCGGCAACGAGACTCGCACCTACTCGATACCGGACTTCGACCCGACCAAGTGTTGTGCGGTCATGCTGCCGATAGACGACTACACCGTCGACTACGGCGACTACTGGAACTCCTGCCCCTACATCAAGCAGAGCGAGCTGACCGCTGGCTCCATCAAGGTCTACAACTACCGCCCGGAGTACAACGATGGCATGTATACAAAGACGCGTGTCACCCTGATGGTCTTGAGGTTTGCCTGATGACGTACGGTTTCCGCGCGATCAACGACAGCAACCGGGTACAGGTCGACTCTATGACCCCGACTCTATGCCTGCTGGCAAAGGGCACCTACGCTGCCTCGGGTACCAGCAAGGTATCGATCAGTTTCCCCAGCCCGATCACCTCCCAGATACCGCCCCTGATCTTCTTGCACCCCACCGAGCCGACCACCCAGGCGTGGGATCTACGCACCTATATCCAGGTTGCCCTCATTGGGTCCCCTGGGAACTGGACCGGGTTCAGACTTGAGACCTACAACGTGAACGGGAGGCCACAGGGCAAGTGGTTCGTGGCCTCTAGCGATGTCTCTCCCACTGCAAACTACGGGATGCGGCTGTGGGACGAGAACGGGAAGCTGCTGTTCGACTCGGACAAGCCCTCTGTCCTGTTCACTAGGGCGTTATGGCCGTGGACCTATGCGGGGACCATCGGGTCGTCGGCCGTCCCGTATTGGCTCGCTGGTTCTAACAACGCGCTCACGGCCGACGAGTACCTGCTGCTGAACCCGTTTGCCATGGATGACTTGGGGTTCAACACCTCGGGGGCCATGTGGGGGGTATGCGTCGACTATGGGACGAATAGGGTGTTCCTGATCGATTCGGGCAGAGGGGGGTATAGCGTGGTGGGGCATAAGCCACTGGTCTATGCCAAGTTGACGGCAACCTAAATCCTGGCGCTACGCCGCCCTACTAATTTCACTTCATCAGCCCGCCTCGTGCGGGATTTTTATTTTCGGAGATCCCATGTCCATCACCGAGCAGCAACTGCTGCAGATCATGCCCAACGCCGGCCCTCGTGCCGGCGTTTTTGTGCCGGTTCTCAACGCGGCCATGAAGCGCTGGCAGATCGATACGCCCCGGCGCGTGGCGGCCTTCCTCGCCCAGGTCGGCCACGAGTCGAACCAGCTGCGCAACACCCGGGAGCTCTGGGGGCCGACGCCGGCCCAGGCACGCTACGACCTGCGCACCGACCTCGGCAATACGCCGCAGCCAGACGGTGACGGCCAGCGCTACCGGGGCCGCGGCCTGATCCAGATCACCGGGCGGGCCAACTACGCGGCGGTGAGCATCGCCCTGTTCGGCGACGACCGCCTGCTCAAAACGCCCGAGCTGCTCGAGCAGCCGGAGTGGGCGGCGGAATCCGCTGGTTGGTTCTGGTCGACCAACGGTCTAAACCGGTTGGCCGATGCCGGTCAGTTCGAGGCGATCACCAGGCGGATCAATGGTGGTTTGAATGGGCAGGATGACCGGCTAGCCCTTTGGGGTAGGGCGAAGGAGGTGATGGCATGAGCCTCGCTGACCTGATCCCTGTGCAATACCGGATGGCGGCTACCGGAGGGATTGCCCTAGTCCTGCTGCTGGCCGGCGCCGCTGCAGGATGGACCGTCAATGGCTGGCGCCTGGGCGAGCAGATCGCCGCTATCCAGCGGAAGAACGCCGAGCAGCTCGCCAAGAATGAGCAGGTAGCAAACGCCGCCTTCCGTGAGCAGCAGCAGGCCCGTCAGCAGCTCGAAAACAAACTCTCGCTGCTCGACCAGCAGCATTACGGAGAACTGAAGAATGCCCAAGCTACTACTGACCGTCTTTCTGCTGACCTCGCTACTGCTCGCCAGCGGATGCGCGTCACCATTACCGCCAGCAGCTGCCAGCAACTGTCCGGAGCAGGAAAAGCCGCCGGTGCTGACCGCGTGGATGATGGAACCGTCGTCGCCGACATTCAGCCAGCGACTGCAGCAGATCTTGCCCGTCTCGCCGGAGACGCAGACGCCTGCGCAGTGAAACTGACCGCGCTCCAGGGATGGGCGCGAGAGATTACGAAGGGGGATTGAGATTGCCAGGACGGGCGATGAGGGAGCCGCCGCAATGGGCGACTTACTGTAGGAAAATACAGCGCTAAGTTATTGATATTTCGTGCTGTATGGGCTGATTCTTTCTCTGCGTTATTTTACTTGTTTTTCTATAAGAATCAGTATGTTGCATGTGTTTCGCTATCACCTTGACATGGTGGGGGTCGTTGGTTCGAGTCCAATTGTGCCTACCAAACAAAACCCGCAGCTGGCGGGGCTTAGAGGGCGATCCGAAAGGATCGCCCTTTTGTTTTGGTTTTTTGGGGTGCGTCTGCCTTCTCGTGGCGTCAGATTTGCCTGAGTTCGCGGTTGAGGCCCCTTGAAAGGGGGGCGGTATTCGGGCATGAAAAATACCCGCCACCCCATGCTGGCAGCATGCGGGGGTCAGTGCTGGGTATCATCCAGGGCCATCCTAATCCCCAGGATGACGATATATAGCCAGTACAGCGGCCATAGCAGAACGCATCTGTGAAAGTGCGTCGGCTTGGTCACGCCGAACGATGTAATTACTGCGCCTATGAAATAGGTAACTACCAAGTCGACGATGGTCATGGCTTGGTCTCAGGTGGGGCGCTCCGCAATGCTTCTCCGGCTGCGAACTCACGTGATGCAAGACCGTGCTGGGTCTTGGGCGTCGTTCGGCTGGGTTGCGCTGCAGTGGTCGCCATCATCGCTTCCAGTCTGCTGCGAAAGCCTCTGTAGCGGCCTTCCCGGCTTTGCGCTGTTTTGGCAGGCAGACATCCTCGCCCCCGACCTCGTCCTGAGGAACTTACCTATATAGGACTTTGCTCGGTCGCGAAGTTCACGTAGGGGATTCTTGCTGCTGGTGGGGTGTCCGCTGTCCTGCTATTTCCGAGGGTGTGCGCTGGGGTGTGTAGAGGGGCGGATGGAGTCCTGTTGCCTTCGGTAGGATTATCGGGTGAGGATGCCTGCCGCCTCGATGGCTTCTCGGCATTCGTCTATTCCGTTGCTTCACTCGAGGCTCAGGTCGTATTCCGGCAGTTCAATGATGAGCATCGCGCGCGAGGCCTGTCAGGCTTCCCAGGCGGCCTGGGTGGTCTCGGATAGATAGCTGCCTTCGAAGCGCTCGATCCTGGGTTCGATGTCAGAGCCTGAGTAATCGCTACGGCTTTTCGCCCAGGCTTCGAAGTCCTGACGTATCTGCTCGAACCTTTCGCTCAT